ATAGATACTGGATGCACGGTCATGCTCAATCACCGTTCCATCCTTGAATTTTGTGCGGGTGATATCGACCGCATTTGCCGGGGCCGAGTGCGCGGTTTGGTAAAGGGATTTAACAATAATACCTTGTGTCAAATCACCGTTTGGGCTGAACACGAGAACTTGCTCATCCACTTCAAAAGGCTTCCATGTCTGGTCAAGACCGGCGCGCTCTACACCCCAATCCAACCAGCCGGTTTTGATGTCACCAATCTGTACACGGCAACGCGGCGGGGTGTATTCCGCTTCCACGACCTTTCCGATCGTCACCATATTGGCGAGACGGCGTTCCAGTTCCGTAATCTGATAGAGGGCTTCTTCGAGAGCTGACATCACTCACCCCCAACGGTGATGAGTTCATAATCATCAATATGATCCTCACCGATTTCAGGGGACTGGCCGACATAAAGACCGGAGGGCAGGATACCGCTATCGGCAAATTCATTTTCACCGAAACGGATCTTTTGCGTCCAAGCGATGCCCCACACTGAAACGTTTCTACGTCCCAATTTTTTAGAATGTAGGTTTTGTGCCTCACCGACTGCCTCTTCCTCAATGGGAAACAAGCCGCCAATATGACCCTTTTCAGCTTCAGGAAGATCAAACGTTTGTCCTGGCAAAAAGGTGATAATATCTTCAACGATATTGAGTGCTGCCTCAGTGCGGGTCAGCCCCTTTTTATCATCTGTGATAAGAAAGGCGGCAAACTTGACATCACGGTCAATCTCTCCAGTCCCAACGGCCTTGCCTTTACTCATTGCCAAGATCGCAAACCGCAAGGCAGGTGCCTTGATTGCCATATCAGTCAGTTCTTCAACGGAAAAACGTCCGGGATGGATATCGATATGATCACTCATGTCTGGCAAGCGTTGTTGGAACGCTTTTTTAATGGCTTCTTGAAGGTTGACGAGTTTCATGACAACGCCCCTTCAATAAAGCTCTCAAGAGCACCTGAAATTTCTTTTTTGTTATCTTCAGATAAACCTAAATATGGACGTTCAGGAATATCCTTACCAACTTCTTCGCCGCCAGCATGTTGAATGGCGGCATAAACCAAAGGGGAACCGATAGAAACCGCATTGTTTTCTACAAAGTTATCAATGCTGTCGATCAGATCGCCTTCACCTTCAAGCAAGCTATGTCCACTGTGACGGGTGTTGGCGTACTGATCGGACCATTCAACCCATGCTACCCCGTCCGGGCTTTCTTTCTCTTCAGAAAGGCGTCTGCGTGTTTGACTTTCAACCAGAGCACCAAGGTCACCAAGAAAGTCTTTTTGAACATCTAGGCCAGCAAGTTTGTTCAAACGTTCCTGAAGAATTGCCTCTTCTTTGAGATCATACTCAAAACGAATACCAACCATTAAAGCCCCCTCATTTTGTCACGAGTGAACAGACGATCAGGTCCGGCCAGAACGACTGGCTTGGGCGGTCGGCTTTGCTGTTTCGGTAAATCAAGAGCGGCTTTTCCGTTTGCAATCCGGTTCAAATGAGAAATTGAATTGTTGTATTGATCCTTCAGATCATCGGTCATGGCTGGGGTATTAAGGCACAGCTTATAAAGTGCGATCCAGACGCATAGGTCTTTAACAATCTCGGGCACTATCGGCAGGGGCAAAGGATAACGCACAGCTAGATAGCTATCGATTTCGGCTGAAGCAGAGGTCAACGCACTATCGATGGCGACGGTGTCGAGAATATCATCACCGTCGCGATCAGCAGCGACGAACAAAGCGTCCTCTCCGACTTTCGCGATCATATCTTGCTGGGTTGCATACATTAAAGGCTCGTTAGATTAAGGTGAAAAGGGTGCCGGTCTTTCCCGGCTGTCAGGCTCACATAATGAGTGGCGCCACCCACTCTGCTGAGGATTCAGTTTTTGAAGTCCACGTCCTTGAAAACAGCGAAAGCCGCATCGCGAACATCACCGCTCACGTTCGCATCTTCAACACCGAGAGCTTTCAAAGCCTCTACGACCTTGTCCACGGTCGGCTTGCCTTTCTTCTCAAAGGCAGCGGTTGCCGTTGCCTTCAAAAGGTCCAGAGAAGAAGCCAGCAAAACATCACGTTCTTCTTCTTCAAGTCCATTCCAGCTTGGTTCATCCATTCCGGATTGTTGTTGAGCGAAGGCAACAAGCTCACCAAGCTGCAGATTGATCTTGTCTGCGATCTGAATGACGGCGGGAAGACTGGAGGAACCGACCAAGGTTGAAACGGATGACATTTCCGGCTCAATGGATGCCCCATCCACATCACGGACGATGTTCAAACGGGGATCGGCATCAAACAACCCCAATTGTTCTTCCGTGAATTCGCTAACTTCATACGATGTCGCTTTAGCTGCATGAAAGATGCCGCCGCGCCAGTGACCTTTTGCAGAAAGGGATGCCAGAGTGATCGTTTTTGCCATGTCATTCCCCCCTTACTTCAACCAATCAGTTTCCATGAGTTCAACATCCTCGAACCAGATATTGGACTCACCACCATTGATCAGCGGAGCCTTGATGACCTGACGACCAGCAGCCTTGTTGCTTTTGCCAACAACAAGAGTATCCGGCCCCAATCCCAGCGGCTCGCCTTCACTATCAACCAGAACCGCAGCCATAGCATCTTTGGCGGCCTTATAATTGGCTGCGGTCAACGGCTGTTTTGAACCATAGACGAACTGCCACAAGCCATAGCCGACATTGCAACGACCATCGACGCCATACAGGTATTCATCACGCATGAAGACGTGATCGTTTTTGGGGTCTTCAATAACCGTGAATTTAAACTTTTCACGTTCCTGATAGATGATCGGCTTCAACGGCAACTTGTTGATCATCAGGAACCATGCATCGCCAGTTCCACCGCCGAAGTTCGAAACTGTTTTAGTCCCGCCATTACTGTCTTGGACAGGATGATCAGTATCAACAAACGCCTGCCCATCGTAACAAAGGCCAGTAAAGGCGTTTGCCAAAGCCTGAAAAACAAGCTTATTCGGAAAATTAGCAACTCGGTTGCCTTGCATTTCAAACCGAGGACCGTAGAGGCCCAGATTGTCATCCGCAATGTCCGTGCGTTGAACACGAACTGTATTTTCGAATTTTTTGTTTTTGATTGCATAATCCCAAGCCGCCAATTGCTTGAGAACGCGCTCACCAACCCATTCACGAATTTCCGGCCAATCGCCGAGCCATCCGTAGTCATTTTGTCCGGTGGTTGACAAAACCTTGGTTGCAATTTTTTCCCAGTCCGGCGAACTGACACCAGCAATGCCTCTTTGGAAAGCCGCATTGAACGTCCGGTTCAGTGCGGTGATATTCGTGCCGTTAATCAGCATGAAATTAATCCTTTTCGAAATTTGAAACGCGGCCTTAAACCGTTACCCAGACACCGTGGTCATCGATGTCGTCGATTTTTCCAGCCACAGATCGTGTTCCTGTACCGTCATTGACAGCGACCGTTTCATCATCAACGATGTAGGCTGTGCCACCGATATCAGCTCGCGTGATCACGTCCGTATCGTGGTTGTTGAAGCGAAATGTGCCTTTGTCGGTATGGGCGGTTTGGTCACCATCCAAACCGTTTGAATTGTCGACTGTTTCCAATGCGCGGCCACGGCTAGTCAACCCGACAGCTGTTGAACCCGGCACGAGAAATCCGTTTGCGTTCAGAGCGGTAAGAGCCCCTGCACGGATAACAGTACCGGCAGCAACAGGATCGGCGTGATCAATGCCGCCACGAGACGGTGTATTGCGATCGGCGTTCAACATTACGCAATCTCCTTATTGGCAACACGAAATTCGTCTTCGGTCAGTCCCATTTGTGAACAGAGTTCTTTTTCAAGACTGGTCAACGTATCCGACTTGTTCGGCTCTTTGCCTTCCAGCCCGGACGGCGCACCGATAACCGGCGCGGCCTTAATAAAGTCCTTGAACTTATCGAGACCACCTTCGGAACGGCACTGTTCGCGGTAATAGTCGGCAGTGGACGGAACGATCTTGCCGTCGGTCAAAGCCTGATCGATGACACCATCAATCTCTTTGTTGCGATCGGCACTCTCCAGCTCGGCAATACGTGCCTGAGAAGAGTTGAGTTCCTTTTTCAAAGCATCATGGTCCGCACGGGGAACGAACTTTTCAAGGTCCGGGCCTTTTTGCGAAGCATTCAATGCCTTGTCGCGGTCATCCTTAATCGCGTTGATCGCACCGAGGATCTGATCCTCATTTGCACCATCAACCAATTTAAGAGCCGCACAGACCTTTGAAAGATCCATTGACATCTCCTGAGTTGGTGTTTCAGCACGATTAAGTGCTTTCAATGACGTGAGATTAGGCTGACCGACGAGACCGACTGAATCGATACCGCCAATGCGTCGTTTGCCATCCTTGGAAAAGAGAAGCACTGGAGACAGGAAGCGATATTCCTTGTCCTTCACCATTTGGCTGCCTTTAGGCGTCCAGATCACGCGGCCCCAAACAGACCCACCGTCACGAACCTCCATCTCCTCGACCCAAGCTGCAGCCGGTGCCGGTTCTCCCAGAGGGGCCTTGTGCTCGGTCGCATGTTCATAGTCGATGATCAGAGGGCGGTTGCTTTCTTTAAAGAAATTAACAACTGCATCAGGTTGGTCGTGGAACCATTGCCGTTTGTCGTAACCGGTGATCAGCGGTCCGGCAGGAATGAGTTCAACCCATTCCGGTGCGTTCCCGGTTGCATCGGTGTTAAGTGCAATGTGAAAATTGGTGCTTGTGCTTTTCTGTTTCATGGGGTCATTATGGTGACAGCCCGCTGAAACCTAGACGCGGAAGCACTTCCACCCCAACAGTTAATAGGGTTTGTTATGAAGATTGATTACGACTATCTGAAAGATGATCTATTTCCATTATTTCTCGCGGATGACATAATTGAGATTCCTTACCCAACGGGTTTTGAAAAATTGCGGAGATCTAAAGGCAGCAGAATTTTTGACTTCCACTTTGGTCTCCTGGAGGATAAGGGCTATGTTACTAGTCGAGATAGTGCTTCTAAAGAAACCAGGGTTGGTACACTGCCGCATACTGCTAGGCTTGTTGCTCGTTTAACTTTTGATGGTCAAGAGTTCGCTGAAAATTTAACAGCTGCAAAACCAGAATGGCTTGATAAAATCAAAGGTCAGGGCTTAAATGTGGCAAGTGATGTTTTAAAAAACCTTATAACAACTTATCTTACTTCTTCTCCCTCATAGCCGCTCCTGCCCCTCACACCCCTTTAAAAAGCCGTTTAAAGAATTTGCCCCAAACGTCATCGGTAAAAATTGCAACGCGCCTACAGAGGCATTAAAACGGCTTTTCTAATTGGTCAAAAATTTTCGTACTATCTGCTAATTTCTTCGCCAATACATCAGCCCTTGCCTTTCCCGGATTATTGTCCCACCCCGGATCAATACCTTTGGGGACATGTAGAACTTCACCAGTTCGCTCATTTGTCCATTTCACAGTGTCTATGGTTGGGGTACCAATTTTTAAGCCGCGACGTTTAACTTCGGCAGCACTGATCTGGCGAACCCGACATTTACATCCCCAGCCATTGGAGGGCATCCAGACATCCCAAATTGGATCCTCAATTTCTGCAACGGTACCAGCCATTGCCTCATGCTCTTTGCGGTGTGTTTCGCTTGGCCCTAATTCATAAATGAAATAAGGCAACGCTTTTTTTGTACGTAAGGCTCGTTGGTATTGCCCAGCCGATCTAGCCGTTCGGATATTTGCCCGATAAATGGCTTTTAAACGTCGAGGGCTTCCCAATTGCGCCTTTATGATTTCACCTGTCAAAGGATCTTTCATCATTTCTTGCCCCCACCATCCAAGCTTTTGAAGGGTTGGAGTTAGGTCTTTCTTGAATTGTTGAAAGGTTATGCCGTTTTCTATGGCCTGTTCAATCGCCTCACGGATCGCGACAAGTATGTCCTTTTCCATAGCTTTGGCCACTGTAAAGGCAAATGCGTGTTCGTCTCCCCAAACATCCTTGTAGCTGAAGCCGATCTTCCAGCCTTTTTGTTTGATGTAATTCAGAACTTCTGGAGATGGTCCTTGGCCAAAACTGAAACCCGGCTTTTCATGTTCAGTCGGCATCGGCATCCCCTGCAACATATGCTTTAAAGGTGGCTGCTGCCAAACTTCGGATCATGGTTTCCATATCCATTTCCAAACCGCGTAACCCCTGAAGGACATCTTCGAAATTTTCCGAGTTATTGAAAAGCTCTTCGATCGGATCAATAACCGGCTGCATTTGCGCTTGCCAGTTTTCAAGTCCAAGCTCTTCGATTTCATCATCAATGCTGACAGTTTTTTGAGAACGGTTTGCCGCCTTTTCCATATCGGGCTTAGGTGCCGAGGCTTCCTCAGCTTTCTTACCGATGACTTCATCGCCTGCTTGAGGGTCAGAGAAACCAAGTTTGGCCCGAACCTCCGAGGCTTTAACTGTCAGCCCCTTGTCTGCCAACTTGTCCAGTGCTTCAATAATCAGCGCGATATCTTCAGGCTCAAGCACCGGCATAGAGAAGGTCGGATAGGATTCCTGTGCGCCGAAGTTAATATCAACAAAAGCGCGAATTAAATCCCTATTGATCGTCAAGGCAAGCTGGCGGCAGTCTGATCTTAAAATGTCACGACGCACGTCTTCCTGACTGTCTTCATTGCCAAGCTTACCCGGAGTTCCCTCAGAGCTGGCCGTTTGTCCGAGAACGCCTTTGGAAATCTGGCGATCCCACCATTCAGCGGTTGATTGGAAAACGGCAGCGCCATTACCGGCACCACCTCCCTGAGCAGCCTGTTCAAAGTCAATGCGCATGCCTTCAGGCAGGATCGCCGCCGCATCAGTGCCGATATTAGCCACCGCCTGGACAAGGACATCAATGTCATCCTGCGTTGCGTTAGGACCGTAACGGCCAAGGCGCAGCGGCATCCCGAAGACTTCCAAAAATGCATGCCAATCCTTGACCGTATAGCTTTTACACATGAAGGCCATCGCCGCCAATCGAGCCAAACCACCACGGATCGGCAAACCGGATTTAAGGCGGGGAATGTGGGTAATGAACCGATACGACGGTAAGAGAATGCCGAGCGGATTACTTTCATCAATTAAACGGATCTGTTTGCCTGTTTCCCGGTCCCACGTGAAAAAACGAGGATCGCGGTATTCATATCGTTCAACGGTCCAGAACCGGCCACGCTTCCAAACGATTTCGGCGACACTGTATCCTTTGGCCAAGGCATCCAGAAGATCGTCAAGGATTTCAACAAAGTTGGGGTCATGCAGGATGTGGGTGCGAACCGCATCCGCAATTTCTTTGTCCTTTGGCGCATCGGATGCCGGTTCAATTGCCATCTCAACACTACCGATCGCACGCTTGCGGGTACCCAATACCGACTGATAATGTATTTCGCGTTCTTCCATTTCTTCAGCCAGCACGAGATAATCATGGGCATCACCTTCAGCAGCGGCACGCATAATCGTAGCCAGTCGGTCCGGGGTCAGGCCAGAAGCAACGGTCGGCGACCAAGCATTACGAACGCCTGTCAAACTGGGGGCCGCAATCTCTTTTGTCAAAGATTGACGTTTAATCGGCAGGCCATCAGGCCCGTAAAGAACAACCTTTTTATTGTCCATCATAGAAGTCCTTTGCGTGCGTTAAAACCAGCGGTTAACCGGATATGGCGATCCAGTCCGTCTTCACTCGGCCTCACGGCTTGATAAGAATATGGTTGATACTGGGTCTGCGCAGCCTGACAAGCCAAAGCACCCGCCCAAAAACGATCAGCGTGCCCATCGGCATCACTGTCTGCAACGAAACGAGGAATACCTGTTTCCCCAGTGGTTTTCTTAATTTTATGGAGATCGGCCCGAAGTTCCGGACGCGCAGCAGGAATGCGAATTTTACGATCATCAAATGTTTGCTTGATGGTTTGTGCCAGCATTTGCTTATTACTGTTCGTGAACAGTAAACCTTCAACTCGTGTGGCACCATAACGGCGAATAGCGTCTTCAACCGGCTTTTCACCCATGCCAGTTTGGTCCATCATCAATCGAAGCATCCGATAATACATAACGAGGCGGTCCATTTCCGCATCCTGTGACGCAAAACTAGCACGCTTCAATATGGAGATTTCCCGAGTCCAGAGCACGTCACCGACTTGCTCCAGAACCCAAGCAACCCACAAATCGTTTCTGGCCGCAATATCGTTCCCAATATAAACCGGACCGCCTGCATAAAGTTCAGGACGTCCAGCTAAAGGGTGCTCAACGGATGAAATGAGATCGTAATCAAGCCAAGCCGATGCGGCATCCAACCAGTGCAGCTCATATTCCTGCGACCAGACATCATCGTCGCGCAAGGCGGACTTAAGTTCCTGAATGTTACGAGGGAGCCCCTGATCCACAGCTTTATAAATGTCCGTGATATGGCGGCTCCAGCCATCTTCATCTGGAGCTGGAGTGTTAAGACCGCGCGCTTCCCAGCCGGGGCCTCCCGTCATCAAATCATAGAACTTATTGCCTTTTCCTTTAGGTGTAGAAACAACCCGTAATTTGAGGCCACCTTTAGAGATTACAGGGAAAAGCGCACCCCAAATTTCACGACTATCAGCATGAATACCAAATTCATCAAGAAGCACATTGGCTGAAAAGCCCCGCGCCGTATCTGGGTTAGCGGGAAGAGCTGTAATGCGTGAACCTGACGGGAATGTAACCTCAAGAGCTTTGTAGGTCGCTGTTATACCTTTGCCTTTATCTACAACATAGTCATATTCTCGCACTTCCGGATCCCGCTTGTGTTTCAGGACCGCGTTGTAGACATGATAAAACGCTTTAATCAGCGGTTTGATTGCCTCATCCATAGCTTCCTTAGACTGACGCTCCCCACGAGACAGGATAACCCAGCGGGTTCTTTTTCCTTCGATTTCATGGTCAATACAGTCTTCAACGATCTCGGCGCAGGTTGTAAATGTCTTACCTGACTGGCGGGAGAACATACCGATCTTGAAACGGCTTTTGTCTTTCA